ACAGCCCCAAGATACTGGGATTGTCTATCCTCCAGCCCAAAAAATTCCTGATTCAAGACCAGAAACAACTGATACTTTTATTAATGTGCCAGTACCAAATTATAATTAATTATGAAGGCAATTATAAAAATTTTATTTAATAAGTTGCTGGAAAAATTCTGCAATCATTTTTTTGTAAAAAGTGACATTCCTTATGTATCAGAAAAAGGAGAAGAATATATAATTTATCAATGTGAAAAATGTGATTATATACATATTCCTAAAGTAAAATTAAAGAAACTCTAAAATCTTTTAAAGTAGATATGAAACCTATTAAAATAGACGATTTTCATTGGCTTGATAGCAGTTATGTTGTTGGCAATAAAAATTACGAAGTGCAAGATTTAATTAAGGCGGCGGAAGATTTAGAAGAATTTGATCTTCCACTTGCTGGCGTTAATATGAACCACGCTCTTTGCCAAGCAACTTTAACTAGTTTTCTTTATCATTGGAAAAGAGTTGAAAAAGCAGATTTAAAATATCCAGTTATTATAGATTCAACTGGTTATATTTGCGATGGTTGGCATAGAGTAGCAAAAGCAATTTTAGAAGGTAAAACAACAATTAAGGCAAAGCGATTAGAAGTAATGCCAGAACCATTTAAAAAATAATTTATGAAAAAGAAACCAGTAAAATTAGAAAAAAAATCAATGAAAAATTCAATCAAACATATGAAAAAATGTGGAACTAAAAAAGGTGGCAAGAAAAAATAATTCTTGCTATTTTAAAAATTAATATTAATAATTAAGCAATATTTGAGTAAATGATGATTGCTAGTGAAAAACACTCAAATAGACATGGTCGAGCCATTAACAATATCAGATGAAAATTTAGCAATAAAGAACGAAGGTGATTGCTTCAATTTGCCTATAATGGCAGATAAATACAGCAAAGATGTCACAACTTTATCTAATATACAGAAAATAGAATTAGCAGAATATTACCTTAAAAACTACTTTGAAGATTCTGAACAAACAGCAAAAGAACTTCCTTTAGAGCATTTTATTTGCAATAAAACATATACTCGTCAAATAACTTTGCCTAAAGATATAATCTTAACTGGCAAGGTTCACAATTTCGATCACACTAGCATTTTGTCTAAAGGCGATGTTACAATTATGACTGATGAAGGAGTTACTCGCATAAAAGCCCCTGCAACATGGATTTCAAAAGCAGGCACAAAGCGTTTAATTTATGTACATGAAGAAACAATATGGGCTACTATTCACCAAAGCGAACATACTATTGTTGAAGATTTGGAAAAAGAATTAGTGCATGAAAGCGATTTATCTTGGATTAATAAACCAATTTTATTAGGAGCTTAGCATGACTTTTGCAATGACAGCAGTAGCTGGGGCAACATTAATTGGTGGTGGTATGGCTACACAAGGCTATTACGCTAACAAATCCTCAAAAAGAGCAGCAAGAGCCAATGCAAATGCAATGGATGCTTACCTTGCACAAATGCGTAGATCAAAAGAAGCAGCTACTGGATATCAACGCCCTTATGAAGAAGCCGGAAGAAGTGGATTAAATTTACTTCAACAATATCTTACTGGCGATCCAACATCAACACAAGCTCGTTTAGAACAAAGTCCGGGCTATCAATTTAGACTAAATCAAGGACAAGAATCAATTCAAAACCTATTAGCTTCAAGAGGCGGTTTAAAATCAGGTGGAGCAATGAAGGCTTTAGAGCAATTTGCTCAAGGCACAGCATCACAAGAATTTGGCAACCAAGTTGGGTATTTGCAAAATTTATCTAACATGGGTCAACAATCTGCAACAGCAATGGGCAATTATGAAATTAATGCTGGTGCCAATATGGCAAATGCTTATCAACAAGGTATTCTGGGACAAGGAATGGCTATGGCTAATAGAGATGCTCAAATGGGCAATATTATTGGTGGTGGAATGAGTCAGATTGGTGGAAGTATGCTTGGAATGGGAATGCAAGGTATGGGTGGGGGACAAAATAAAGCGCCTTCTGGCTTTGCCCCAACGGGTGGTGGACAATATAACCAAAGAGCATTTATGAACTCTGGTCAATCTTCTATGGGGTATTAATGCCAGAATTAATCCAACAACAAGTACCAGATTATGTAGGCAATATCTTTAAAAGCTATGAGTTTGGTCAGAAAGCAAAAGCTAACCAGCTACAGCTCCTTGCTGCTCAACAAGAGATGGATATTAATAAACAAAAATTTGCACAAACTCAAGTTAAAAATATTTTAGCAAGTAGAATAGCTGCTGGAGATCGTAGTGCTATACGAGAAATGGCTGCTTATGATCCAGCTATAGCAGAAAGCGCGCAAAAACGAGAAGATTATAGCGATGTTCAAGGTGCAAGAGTTTTAGATTCTTACGCTTCAATGCCACAATATGCTTTTTCTCAAAAGAAATGGGAACAAATGCACGATGAATACAAAGCTGCTACTGGCAGAGAATTACCTTTGCCTTTTGAAAAATCACCTGAATCAATATTAGAATTTAAACGCCTTTCTTCTCGCTTAAAAGGCAGAGAGCAAGATTTAAAAGAACAATACCAATCAGCACAGATCAGGACTGAAGGCTTGGAACAAGCTAAATATGGTGTTGATATTCAGAAAGGTAAACAAGACCTTCGCAAAGGCGAAATTGAATTATCTGTTGCCGAAGAAGAAAGAAAGAATATGTCTCAATTAGGGCTAACACCTACTGCCTACAAATCATATCAAACAAATGTAGGACAAAATTTAGCAGATAGAAATAAACCGCTCTCTCAAGAATCTGCAAAAGTTGTTTCTCTTGCTCAAGGCGGTTTAGATATTGCTGCTCAATTAAAAGACCAATTTTTTACAAAAGGTAAATTTAATAACTTTAAATTCCAAGATGCTGCACTAGGAGCGTCCTATCCAAATATAATTGCTTCAAAAGATGCTCAACTCTTTGAAACAAGAAGACAAAATTTATCTGATTCAGTGGGTCGTATGCGTTCAGGTGGGGCTATCAATAAAGATGAAGAAACAAGATTTTTAAAATTGATTCCAAGACTTGGTGACTCAGAAGAAACAATTAAATACAAACTAGATCAATTAAACAAAGAGTTTTCTGCGGTGCAAAAAGCAATGGATCCGTATGGCATAAGAGGCACTGACTATAAAAAACAGACACTTTTTGAAAATAAAGAACCACAAACTAAAACAATTGCAACTCAAAAACCAATTAGTGAAATGAGTACTGAAGAATTGATGATGTTAAGGAGTAAATAATGGCTTACAAATATTCTCAATCTGACATTGACGCAGAACTAGCTAGAAGACAACCCTCTGCCGCACCAACTACTCAATCTTTTGAGCAATCTACCTTTACACCCGAAGCTACTCCTCAATCTTTTGAATATTCTCAAGCCGATATTGATGCTGAACTAGCTAAAAGACAACCTAAAATGCCAATAGGTGGATTAAATGGAGCTGCCTTTACAACTGCAACCAACCCTCTTGGCTTTGGCGATGAAATAAAAGCAGGAATTGCTGCTGGAGTTGCCAAATTATTTGGCGGTGCCGCTACTCAAAACATAGATATTGGCGACCTTTACAGAGAAGCAAGAACTTCTGAAAGAGCTAAACTAGAAAAAGCTAGGCAAGACCGCCCTTCAATGACTGGCATGATTGAAACTCCTTCAAATTTAGCAAGGGGTGCAATAAAAGGTTTAGAACAAACTGGATCAGGTATTTATCAAACTGCTGCTGATTTTGGAGCTGATTTTTCAGGAGCAAAAGCAATATTAAGCAAAATTCGCCCTGATTTAAAAAATGAAATTGAAAGCCTTACTCCTCAAGATATTTCTAGTATTCTAGGCGAAAAAGCAGCTCAAGATTCAAAAGCAAGAGAACAAGAAGGTTTGGCGTATAAAACAGGAAGGTTTACTGGTAAAGTCGCCCCTTTTCTTGGAGTTGGCGGAGCAAGTAAAGTTGGTTTAGCTGTTGGTGGTGGATTAGGGGGAGGCACAGAACTAATGGAAGATTCTAGCGTTGGCAAAAGGTTAGGTTCTGCGGCAGTTGGTGCAGTTGCAGCTCCTGTTTTTGGGAAAGTTATTGAAGAAGCAGTTCCTGCCGCTCAATCACTAGGAATTGCTGTTGCTCAAGCTCCCAAAAAACTATTGCAAAAAATAATTGGAATTGATCCAAAAGCAGTAAAAACATTTCAAGATTTAGGTATTGATCCAACTCTTGCCGATGTTTCTAAATCTGCTGGCTTACAGAACTTTATAAAAGACATTCCTGTTGCTGGAAAACCAATTACAGAAGCTTTGCAAAAGCAGGTAAATGATATTTCTGGGCAAATTCAAGGGGTTACTAAATCACAAGGTGGAACTTATGAAGAATCTGGAGCTATCATTAAGAAAGGAGCTGAAAATTATGTAAAAAAAACAGAAGACGCTATGGAAGGTCTTTATGGAGAGCTTGGGAATAGGATAGGAAATAGAGCTGACACTCCTCTTAATTCTACCCTAAAATATATAAATGAAGATGTTGGATTGCTAGATACAATGTCAATAAAGAAAGGCGGCACTTTACAGAATACAGTTGATACTATTAAAAATCTTACTGAAGATGCAACCCCTAATTATGAGAGGATTCGCAAATTACGCAGTAAAATTCGTAGAGAGAAAGCTACAATGATAGGTGATGAAAGAAGGGAGATGGAAACTCTTTATGATAATATGACTAAAGATATGAAGGAATCTATTAAGATCAATGGAGGCGAAACTGCTCTTAAATTATTCAATGCTGCCAATAAAGTTTACGCTAATCAAAAAACCTTTTTTAATGATACTCTTCAGCCTTTAATTGACGCAAAACTGCCAGAACAAGTATATTCTTTAGCTACTCGCAATGTTAAATCGGGGGGAACAAGAATTTCCGAAATAATGAAATCTTTAGAAGAGCCTCAAAAAGATTTTTTGAGAGCTACATTTGTTAAGGATTTAGGTTTAGCTAAAAAAGGCGCGCAAGGTGCAGAGGCTGATTTATTTAGCCCTCAAAAATTCATGGCTGAATATTCTGTTCTTAAGAAAAACGGCGCAGAAAAAGCAATTTTTACACCTGAACAAGTTACTGCATATAACCGCCTAAATAAGGTTGTAGAGCTTACTAAAAACACGGAACAAGCAGGAAAATCAAATAAAATGTTGCAAATGGTTGGTCTTGGAACTGTTGGCTATGGAACTGGTCCATTAGGTTTAGCAGCTAGTGTTGGAATTGGAAGAGCTATTTCATCAAAATTAATGGCAAACCCTAAATTCATTAATTGGGTTGCTGTTGCTTCCCAAGCAACGCCGAAAGAGTTACCTAAGCAATTTAACAGGCTTTCTGCAATCACTGCTGCAAATCCCGAAATCAGAGAAGATGTTTTAAATCTTGTAGCAAATTTTGGAGCAAGTGATGCAAACGCAGAAGAACCAAATTTATCAGAAGAGCAGATTCGTCAGCAAATGTTAGATTCAAACCAACAAGATATGCTGCAAGGCTTGCCTCCTGTTTATACAAAAGAAGATTTACAAAATAATCCATCTAAAATTAAAAAAAGGTATTACAGATAATGGCGCAAAGATTTTACGAACCAATTGCAAGAATATTCACTAACGCAGGAGCTGTTGGTGTTGGTTATAAATATTATTTTTATCAAACTGGAACGACAACGCCAGTTACAACTTACCAAAATGCTGGTTTAACTGTTGCAAATACAAACCCCGTTATTTCTGATGCCAATGGTCGCTTTCCTGAAATTTGGTATTCTGATTTATCGCAATTAAAACTGATTGTTAAAGATTCTTCTAATAATATTGTTGATGGAGATGGAGCTGATCCAGTTGGCGCAACCGATGCCGCCGTTTCTCTTAATGATTTTGATGTTCGTCCAACTTCTTATTGGGGATTAACTGCTGGAACTTCAACGGCTTTTACTTTAATTGCAAACCCAACAATTAGCTCATACGCCAACACTCAAACTTTCGTGGTTCAACCCCATTTAGATTGCGGGAATAATCCAACTTTAGCAATTGACGGATTATCTGCTTTAAATTGGAAGAAATACACACAGCAAGGTACAAAAGTTGCAATGAAAGCAAATGATTTAAGAGCTAGTCAAAGATACTTCTGCATTAATGATGGTGTTGATATTATTTGTTTAAACCCCTCTTCTTTGCCTCTTTTATCAGGTTCTGCGACTGCTTTAACAATTGCAGCGGGGGCAATAACTCTAACCAATGATTCAAGCTCTTATGTAATTGATACCGAAGGAGCTGCGGCAACCGATGATTTGGATACAATTAGCGGCGGACAAGATGGACAAATTATTATCTTAAATTCTGCAAATGCTGCAAGAAATGTTGTTGTAAAACATAACACAGGAAATATTTATAATCCTAACGCTTTTGATATTACTTTAGATTTAACTACTGATCTAGTTGTTTTGAGATATAATTCAACAGCGGTAAAATGGATTGTTATTTCTGTTTCTGCTTTTGGCAGCTCACCTTCTGTTTTAATCTCATCTCAAACAGCCTCAAATTCTGCTAGTATAATTTTTACAGGCTTATCTTCCCAGTTTTCAGTTTATGAATTTGAATTAATTAATATTGTGCCAGCTAATAATGGTGCTGCAATAGCAATGCAATTATCTACAGATAATGGTTCAAATTGGATTAACACAAATTATTTAACATTTGGTCAAGTCGGTATAAGTGATGTTACAGATGTAGAAGCTTTAAGCTCTACAGCAAGAATAAATCTAAATATTTACGAGTCAGATGCTTCATTATGTCCTTCTAGTACAGCTAATAGAGGTGGAACTTCGGGAAAAGTTAATGCCTATAATTTATCCAGCTCCTCAATTTATAAATATGGAATTTTAAACACCCTTACATCAAGAAGTTCTGGTACTGGTTTTTGCAATGCTCATGGTGGCTGGAGATATGAAGGAGCAACAACAGCAATCAATGCTGTTCGTTTTATTTTTAAAACCTTTAACTCTGATGTAAATAATGGCAACATAGCTTCAGGAACAATTAAAATGAGAGGATATATTTAATATGACACAAGACGAAATAAAATTACAACCACATAAAATGGTTAATGGAATAGCTATTTTATTGACTGAAAGCGAGATTGCCGAACTAAATCAATTGCCAAGCGAGGAAGATTTATTTAATCAATTGAACTCGCAGAAACAAGCTAAAATAAATCAATGTAAAGCTTACTTGAATAGCACAGATTGGCAAATTATTGCTAACACAGAAAGAAATAGAGTAGTTGATGAAGATGTAGCAACTAATCGCCCTCTAGCTGTTAGCTTACAAGCTGTAATTGCCTTTTGTACAACTTTAGAAGAATTAAACAACATTAACATTAATTTTTCATAAATATGGCAGTTAGCGGCACAAACACATTCTCACAAACAAGAAATGACATAATCAATAGAGCTTTGTCAATTCTTGGAGTTAAAACTCGTGGAAGAGCTTTAACTGCCGAAGAGGTAAACGAAGCTTCTGATGCTTTAAACTTGTTCGTTAAAGGCTTAAAAAGCGAAGGAATTTATCTTTGGAAATATGCCGAAGGAACCTTATTTTTAACTGTTGGGCAAGAAGCCTATACAATTGATGGATCAATTGCAAACGCTACAGAGTCTTTTACACAAACAACAACAAGTGCGGCAGCTTCAAGTGCAGCAACAGCAATTGTTGTAACAAGTGCAACTGGCTTTACTGCGGGTTATTTTGTTGGCGTTATGCAAAATAATGGCGATATTTTTTGGACAACTGTTGCAAGTGTTGCTGGAACAACAATTAATTTAAGTAACGCTTTGACTAATAATGTTGCAAACGGAGCGACTGTTTATGTTTATCAAACTAAAATTACTCGCCCTGAATCAATTACCTCGGCAAGAAGAAGAGATTCTTCAAGCTACGATACCCCTTTAAATGAATTGGCGAGAAGTGATTATTTTAATCTTTCTCAAAAAACAATAACAGGGCAGCCAACTCAATTTTATTATGATAAGCAATTAAGCTACGGAACTTTTTATTTATATCAAGCTCCTGATGACGCAACTAATACAATCAAATTTACATTTCAAAAGATGTTTTTTGATTTCACGACTGGAACGGATAATCCGGACTTTCCAATTGAATGGGCTGAAACTTTAGCTTTTGGTTTAGCTTCTCGTCTGACTTATGATTATGGAATTGATAAAACAAAAGCAGAATTAATTAAAAGAACTGCTGATGAAATGCTTCGTAACTTAAAAGGCTACGATAGAGAAGATTCAGTTTATTTTGTGCCAACTTATAATTTGTATCAATAATGCTTCAACCAATCCATTTTGGAGTAAATTCATATAAGGCAAAAAGCGGCTTAGTTTCGGCGGAAAGAATGCTCAATTGTTATGCTGAAATAACCCCTCAAACAAGCCCTTTTCCTAATATGGTTTCAGGAACCGCTGGCTTAACTGTTTGGAAAGACACAGGGGTTTCTTTGCCTGTTTATGGAATGCGGGTAATGGGTGAAAATCTTTATGTGGTGGTCGGTGAGAAGGTCTATAAAATAGATTCCTCAAAAACAGTAACCTTGTTGGGCAATATTACCACAGAAATCGGGAATGTAACAATGACTGACAACGGCGATCAAGTTACGATTCAATTGCCAAATGGAATTACTTATTATTGTACCCCAACCGCTTCATCTTTAACACAAATCACTGACGCTGATTTTAACGATTCGGGTTCAGTTACAACCTTAGACGGATTTACAATATCTGCCTTACTTAACAGCAATGAGTTTCAATGGTCTAATGTCAATCAAACAGAAAATTGGAACGCTCTAAACGCTGCTACTGTTGAAGCAAATTCTTCAAAAATAGTAAGAGTTTATCAAAACAATTTAGAGCTTTGGTTCTTTAAAGAAAATATTATTCAAGTGTTTTACAACACTGGATCAGGCTCACCTTTATTTCAAAGAAAAGAGGGCGTTTATATTGAAAAAGGCTGCGCTTCAAAATATTCAATTGCCACAATGGACAATTCATTTTTCTTTTTAGGAAATGATAGGCTTATCTATCAAACTTTAGGCTATCAATTAAAGCCAATCTCAACCTTTCCTATTTCGCAAGAAATAGAGACTTACACAACAATTGATGATGCAATTGGCTTTACCTATGTTCAAGACGGACATAAATTTTATTGTTTAACCTTTCCAAGCGAAGATAAGACTTGGGAATATGATATTACAACTGAACTTTGGCATGAAAGAGAAAGCGTAGATAATCAAGGTAAAGATGGAAGGTGGCGAGCTAATTGCCATGCTTATTTTGCAGGAAAAAATTTAGTTGGTGATTTTCAAACTGGCATTATTTATGAATTAGACCCTGATGTTTATACTGAAAACCAAACAGTAATTAAAAGAGAAATCATTGGAACAACAATGTTTAAAAACTTCGCAAGGTTTTCTTTAAATAAGTTTGTTGTAATGATGGATACAGGAATTGGTATTGCAACAGGGCAAGGTTCTGATCCGCAACTAGTTGGAAGATTCTCTGATAATGGCGGTAAAACCTATACAGATGAACTATGGCAACCAGTTGGTGCAGAAGGCTCTTTCTTGACAGAAGTATTTTGGACAAAGATAGGCGGAAAAGCCCGCTCTTTCATTGCTAGGTTAAATTATAGCGAGCCAACTAAATTTCAAATTGTTGGGGCGTTTGTGGAGACTGAATCAGAAAATGATTAATTTACCAAATGTCCAACAACCGATAGAAGAAAACGGAATTGTAAAACCTGAATGGAACACTTTTTTTCAGCAAATAAAAACAACAATTAAAACTGATTTATTAGTTGATATTGGAGTGCCAAATGCAAGACAGCCTTTAGTTAAAGAAAGTGGCGAAATTGATTTAGTTTGGTTTTCATTCTTTGAAAAAAGCTACAAAACAACTGGAGCAACTTTTGGTTTACCTTCAGCGCAAGAAAAATTAGGGAAAAATTGGAATGATTTTTTCCAAAACATATATCAAGAATTAAAATAATATCTTGATTTTTTATTAATTTTAGCAATTATTAATTTTATGAGTAAATGTAAAATGATGGCTATACAAACATTTACTTATTATGGGTGGACTTGCAAACAAATATAAAGGCTTATCTGGCGTAGAGCCAACAGCAATAGAAATAGGAGCATTGCCACTTGCTGGCGGCACGCTTACTGGCAACCTTAATTTTAGCGGAAACGGCTTAGAAATTACTGGCGACTTTTCAAACGCAACTCGTGCAAACCGCCTTTCTCTTCAAACATCAACTGTAAACGGCAGCACTAGAGTTCCTATACTTCCAAATGGAAATTCAAGAATTGCTGGCGTAGATTGCTACGATGGCACAGATCCTGACAACGCTTCGTTTTTACAAGTTCACGCTGACGGAACTGGCGGTCATGTTGGTTTAAATTCTGGCAAAACAGGCACAGGGACAACGAGAAATTTAGAATTTCAAATTGACGCTGCAACTAAAGCTAAAATTAATGCAGCAGACGGCACTTTCCAATATTTACAACCTGTAAATGCTCAAACTGGCACAACTTACACTTTAGCTGCCAATGATTATGCTAAATTAATTACTATTAATAACGCATCACCAATTACTGTTACCCTTCCGCAACAATCTACTTTAGCCACTACTACAGGTTTTCATTGTGAGGTTCTTAATCTTGGAGTTGGCGCAATTAATTATGTTAAACAAGGTGCGGAAACGATTGATGGCAACACAACACAAAATCAATACGCAAGAGTAAAAATTGGAAGACCTGCTACAACAAAATGGTCAATAGCTTACGGCACAGCATTAAAACCGTCTCAAATTGAAGCTGCAAGAGTTCCTTCAGTTCCAGTTGCTGGCACAACTTATGTTATAGTGGTCAAAGCTAAAAATCCTTTTACAATCACGGGTTTTGTGCAACAAGCTACTTCTCTTGGAACTGCTGGGACTTATACTGTGAGTATTAACGGCGTAGCGGTAACTGGCTTAAGTGCCGTTGCAAATACAACTGCAATAACTGAAACAGCCGCAACTGCTTTAAACAGCGTTAATGCTGGCGATCAAGTAACAATAGTACTTACTGGAATTGTTGCCCCTGTTGGCTGGGTTGGTTCTTTATCAATTTTAGAATTATTATAATATGGCAGCATTTCGAATCCAACCTACGCCATTAACAATTCCAAGTGCATCAAATTGTTTATTGTGGATGCGTCCTGATGACACTAGTTCTTCTAACATGACATTTAGTGCCAATAGATTATCTGCAATCAAGAATTTAGCAAATAACAGAGTTCTAATTAATAACGGAACTACTGCCAACCAACCTAGTACAGGATTAGTTACAATTAACGGATTAAATGCTCTTGGTTTTGACAATGACAACAACCGTTGGCTAACAACTGGTCTTCCAGCGACATTAACCAATTTTGCTATATTTGCTGTAGTCCAGCAGGTTGTTAGTGGAGCGCAAGGCACAATATTTGCTGGCGGTTCTACGGTGCAAACAATAAGAATGGGTACTACTAATAACGGGTTTGATTCAAATGACAGCACAACTACAATTGCTTTAACTACTGGAACATCAGTTTTAACTGCGCCAGCAATTTTTGCAGTTACTGCCAATGTTGCAACTTCTACTCGAAATCTTTATGTGAATAGTGCAACAATTGGAGCTTCGGGTGCATATGACGGATCCGTTCCACCAAGTTTTTTTGGAACTGGCTCCGCATCTTCAGGTAGCGCCCGTGGAGGATTTAATTTAGGCGAGACTATTATTTACAATAAGGCTCTTTCTGCTACAGAAATAACTACAATTATGCGATATTTATCTAATAGATCGGGAGTGATTTTAACTTAATTATGAAAATAAATATTTTTAATACTTTTGAGCAAGCTAAGCAGGCGCAAGAATATGATCATTTATATCAAAGAGCCGTTGCATTAGCTACTGTTTGTGAAGTTAGCTTAGAAGCTGTACGCCAGAATAACCTTCATATTTTACAAGATGGAGTTTTTGCTTTAGAAACACATGTTATTGAAAACAATATTGTTATCCATGACTTAGATTTATATAAGCGTGTGATTAAGCACTGGAAATCAACAACTAGCTGGTCTGATTATTTTAAATATCAAGATAAATTTGCTTACTGCAAAGATCACTCGGATATTTGCTGGGATTGGATAGAGATAGATTCTTCTGAAATAAGATTATTAGACAAAGAAGGTAATTTAATTGAAATTCAAGAGCAAATTTAATGGACGAAATACTTAATAGCATAAATTCTTTAATCTTAAAAACAGCAGGCGGCTTAATTGCGCTTTGGGGAGTGGCAGTTTACTCATTAGTAAAAATTGCTACATTCCTTGGAGGGTGTGCAGCAGAAGGTGCAATCAATAGGGCTTTAACAAAAATGTTGCCTTTAGTAAAGTCTCAATTTACGATTGAATTTGAATCTATCAAAGAAGATGTTGCCCAACTAAAAGAAGAAGTTGGAGATTTAAAATCTTCAATTGAAAAATATAGAAAAGTTAAACATGATATAGAAACTGAAAATCAATATCTTGCAGAAGCTTTGATTTCTAAAGATGAAGTGATGTTGGAAGAATTTAGACAAATTCTTATTAAAAGAGAAAAAAGAAAAAAATATGAATGACCAATGTGAAAGACCACCAACTAATGCGGAAGTTGCTTTAAAAATAGTTAAAGAGTTCTTTAAATTCTTTTCTAAACCTCCGTTAAGAGCCACATTCTTCAGTATAAGTTTTTGTAGCGGCATGTTCTTTTTCATCTCTAAACTTTCTGTATCTGATTGTATCGAGGGGGCTAAATGGTTAATCTCATTGGTGTAAAAATGATTGAGTATTTAAAAGCTATTGGTATCTTTGCTGGCATTGTTTTAACCTTCTATTTAGGCGGTTTAAAAGCAAAGAACAAGAAACTTGAAGAAGACTTGGATCAAGAAAAAGAACAATCCAATAATTTGCAAGAAATAATTAAATCAACAAGACAAGCTAAAGAAGATGAACAGAAAATTAATGATACTCCTGTTGATGAGTTGCGTAAGCAGTTGTACGAAGAAGCAACCATTAATTCTACAAAACTTTGATCTTTGCTCTGAATTTAAGAAATTTGAATTAAGCGGAAGAGAAGCTTTTACCGTATCTGAATCAACTGTAAAACAAGTTAGTTATTATAATTTGAGACTTAAAGAACATTGCCCTTTTTTATTTAATGAGATTGAGGATCATGCTGATTAAAATATTACTTACCATAATTCTATTATCAATATCATCTAACGCCTACGCCTACGAGTGGCAAATTTTGCGAGTTATCGATGGCGATACAATTGAGATAAAAAACGAGTGCTTTCCAAAAGAATTAAAGTTGTCTGTTAGAGTAAATTCGGTCAATACGCCTGAAAAAGGCTCAAGAGCTAAGTGCGACAAAGAAGCTAAGTTAGCAGAACAAGCCTCAAAGTTTACTAAGCAATTTGTTGGTAAGAATAAGAAAGCTACTTTTAGAAATATCAAATGGGACAAGTACGGGGGAAGATTACTTGCAGATGTTGAAATAAACGGCAAAAGCCTTGCAGATGAGTTAGTTAAGAACAATTATGCAAGATCATACGATGGAAAAAAAAAGGGTTCTTGGTGTGAATAAAATAGCTTTTAAAGTTGTTTCAAATTCTAGCAATGGAATACAATTTAACACTTTATTTAACTTAACCTTAACCTTTCTATTTTAATGAATATAAAAAATTTTCTTTTAGACCTATTAATAAAACTTAATACTTTTTATCTCTTTCTAAATCAGGAATTGCTTTTTGCTTGGAGAAGGGTTTTGGCAAAACAATCAGACAATAGAATTACTTTAGCCTTTAAAACTCTTATTGAAAACCAATATACAGCCTTAGCTTTAAATACTATATTATTTTATATTTTATCTAGTATTCTTGCTGGACATAATGGTTTAATAGGAATGGTTTTATTTGATTTAGCCCTGTTAAATATAATTGCCTTCTGCGCTAATTTATTTGGATGGATAGATAAACTCAAAAAGTAACATGTTAGGCGAATCAAAAGGTTCATCAAAGTTAAATCCAAAAGCCCATGCAATAACTATAACGACAGCCAAGAATCCAGCATAAATCCATAGTTCATTTTTCATTTTCTTTTAAGCTTTTTAATTTCAACTAGTTTATAAAGGCTTCTTTCTTTCTGTTTCTTGGGTCTTTGGGAGCAATTAAATAATAAAAGTTTTAATGTTATGGAATTGCATAACATTAAAAATAAAGCTAGTGATGACAGTCGATTTTCTCCAATCTAGTTAATTTATCTTTATATTTAGGTTTTGTTACTCCGTATCTAGGTGGAGATCTTTTTAAATTTTCCCCACCATGAGGAGGACAAAATGAACAAGATAAAAGATTTTTTCTTATTTTTTTAATTACTGATGAATTTGTTTCTTTTAGTTTTTTTATCCTTTTGTTTGCCATCACTTCATTTCCTTTTTTCCTGAACTTTTAATGTCAAGGTAGGTGTGTTCAAGATGACAAAGGCGATTCTTGCACTTTCTTCTGTTGTCTTTCATTTCACCACCTCAAAAGAAATTACCCAAACCCAAGGATTAGCCTCAAACTTCTCTTCTGGTTTTTTGTGGGTTTCATCCCATAGCGCAGCAAAATCTTCTGTTGCCGTGATTCCGTCATGCTCGTAACAATCAGGCGTATTAACTAACCAATTTTCCGCCTTGCATCCCTCGGCAATCGCATCCTCCTCACTAATTCCCGCCAAGCGCTCCACTTTTATCTCTTTAATCAGCAGGGTTAGGCGTGAGTGTTCTTGCTTCATGTGTTGGGCTGGTTTCCATTTCCTTGTCCTGTCCCATATTTCAGAAAAATATCTAATTCCGTTAGATTCAGCATAAAAGACCTCTTTGCAAAAAATCTTTTGTCCTGCTTGGTAGGGGCATCTAATAACATCAAAGCAACCATCTTTTCTTACAATCGCAAGTTTTCCATTGATAAATTCTTGCGTTTCTACTGGCTGTGGCTTAATCACCTCCCTGAACATCACTTTTGATCCGTTTAGAATGGATTGTACTTCTTGTTCGTTAAATATTTTTCCTTTCATAATTCCCTAAATTAAATTAATACAGCCCCCTAGAAGAATTTACCACTACCAGCAATTGCCAATAGCTTACCTGCTTTCACAAAGAACTTTACAGGCACTCCAAAGATATGATTTATATGTTTTGTTGATTTAGAAGATTAAAGTTCAGGGTTTTCGTATTTCTAAAAAAAGTTCAGGGTTTTCATGAAAATTCCCAATTAATATTCTACTTTCCCATGTATAAAATCCATCCCTTCTATACGATTCCCTTATTTCTTCATCACTAGCTATTTGACATTTATAAATATCATCTTGATTATTCTCTATCAAAACAAACCTACCACCCCCATAAGTCCTGCCATTAAACAAACCATCAAAGCGGTTTAGGGGGTCTTTTTCGTCTTTAAGGAAAATTTTAGTCTTTGCCAGATAGGTCTCAGGGCATAAATTATCGCAATCAATGGTTTCAATATAATCCTTGCCAAGAGTGAAGCTTTTACCTTTCTCGCAATCCCATTGGTCTAATTCCAAAAACCCTACAAAGTCTTTGTCTTTGTATTCTGCTAATCTTAATTTGATTTCATAACCTCATTAAATTTACATTATTATAAAACACCCGCAGCCAAGTAAGTTTGTACTTCTCTTTTTTAAAAGACTGCGGATGTTCCCCCTAGAGTAAATAATACCACTTCTTTAACTAGGGGGTGAAAACTATTATCAAGGTTAATTCTTATTAGTCAATAGACAAAATGCAAATAAATGAAAATAAATTACTTGACATGATTTAACTTAGAGTTTCAAGCCTTAAAGAAATCTTTTATTTCTTCCAAAATAACATTCTCAAAGAAGATTGTGTTGTTAGTAATATACGCACTAAACCCACTTTCTTGTAAATCTTCAATCTCTTTTAACTGACTCTCAAAGTGTTTTTCATCTCCAACAATTCCTGACTTACTAGCAATCCTTTTAAATTCCACAAAAATAACTTTATTCTGTTTGCCTTTTGAAACAATAATCATTGCATCACAAAAGTTACTATAAGTGCCTTCTTGGAATTTTCTAATCCTTCCCCAATCTGTAAGTTTGCCTCCGTTATCAATCTGGATAAACTTGACCTTACAGTCCTTTTTTAGTGTTGAAGCATAGTTCTTTACCATTCTTACACAAGCCTGTTGAATTTGGGTTTCTTTTAGCCCTTTATGTCTAAGTTTAGATAATCCCAATGGGGTTAAAGCTCCTGATTTTGAACATTTCTCAACCGCTGCAATATCTTTGTTTTGCAATAGAGCTTTATAGCCTTTTATTGTTAGGTCTAAGTATTTATCTATCATTATTTATTAATCCTAAAATTATACCCCTCACCATCCACAAACTCAATCACGAAAGTTTCAGGATACCTTAAATAGTTTGCAAAAGAGAAAAGCGTTCTTTTCTTAAAAGCTTTATCATTAAGCCCCATCTCTAACTGCATATCATAATAATCAAACAATTGCTTTTGAGTTGCTTTGTATCTTAAGGCAGTAACCATTCTATCTAAGTTGAAATAATAATCTCCAACCTCAATTGTTCCACCAATATCGTCAGCAATCCAACGCCAATCAGCATCTTTGTCGAAGTATTTTTTAACAAACTTCTTAGCAAGATCATTGCAGGCTTGTTCGTAAGCTATAATTTCTTTAATCATTTTTCTTCCTCTTTAATTTTTCTTCAAGCATCGATCCAGCTATTTGGTAAGATATTGTAATATCTCTAATTATCTTATCAGGTTTTAAATCAAAATCCTGTCTTGAAATTATAGCCTGCATAACCCTCATAGCACAATCATCAACATACTTCTCACAAAGCATATCAAAGCCAAATTCGTTTTCATGGAGCTTTTTGTCTCCGAGTTGGTTTCTAAGTTGATATATTTCATCATTTTTAATTTTAATAGTTCTTTTAAGTTCTTTCATATTAATTTTCTTTTTCTTTTTTTGGCAATTTAAGAAAGGCAGATAGTTGATTTTATTAAGTTGTTGTAAATTTCCTTTATCTTTTCCTTTCTTTTCCTTTCTTTTTCCTTTTTCTCCGCAGGGGTATTAATCCCATCAAACTCAAATAAATAAACCCTCTTATCTTCAAAGTCATGCTCTTCACGATTAACGCATTCGGGAAGGCTAGGGAAGTATCTAGCATTGCCATTGTTAAACCTTAAACTATGCAATACTTTCTTACCGCATCTCTGGCATGTTTTGAAGAGGGTTTGTTTTATCTTAGGCATTCATACTCCTCATTGCATTCTTATTAAATTTCTTAATCTCACTCATTAAATCCTGAGCCAAAACATAGCCAAAGGTATCATCAAAAGTAGCAATCTTAATAAAAGCATTCTTCTCAAGCAGCTTAATTGAAGCTTCATTATCTTGCTTTACCACCGCAATTAGTCTTGGTATCTCCAACCTAAAGCATTTCTTAAGATACTTAGGCAACTCAATTGACATTATCCCCTGATTCCAATATTCTTCAATTAGAGAATATTCTAGGTGGGGTAAGCCGTTTCTTTGATGTTTTACAAGTCTAATATAGCCAATTACTTTCTTGCCTATTCTTAGCTCGTTTAAATTAAATATTCTTGGCTGCATTATTGATTAACATTAGCGCAAATTAATTGCCAGTTATTATTACTGGTTCTAAAATCAAATTTCTTTCTGGGTTCAATTATAAATTTATTACTGCCTTCTATTCCCCATTGAACATTGCCTGTGAAAAATTCAGCAATAATTATTCGGTTGTATTCTGGGTCTCTCCATTTTTGAACTATGTTTTTATTGGTCATATTTATTATTTAAAAGTTACCTTCAAGACTTGTTACGAATCCTTTAGGTTGTTAGGCTAAAAAGGAATTTCGTCTGATTCTTCCTCAACTTGCGGTTGAAAACCATTTACCTTGTCCTGTACATGCTTAGAAACTCCTTCTTCTCTATCCTTACCTTTTATAATATCAATGCCATTAGCTAAAATCTTAGTAGCAATCTTTTCTTCGCCTGTAGTTTTATCAGTATATTTTTCATACTTAATCTCACCTTCAACGAAAATTTTAGAACCTTTTTCTAAGTACTGGCAAAGTTTTGCAATATTGCCAAAGCAACTGATGTTATGCCAAGCTGTCTCTTCTTTCTTATCCCCATTTTGATCTTTCCATTTCTTACTTGTTGCAAGGGAAAAATTGGCATAGTCTTTGCCGTTTTGTGTTTGACCTGATTTAGGATCTTGACCTAGAGATCCCACTAAAAATACACGATTTACTGACATTTATTCTCCTTTGTTTATTGTAATATTATTATTCTCATTATTATCAGTAATTATGCCTTTTGAGCGTAATTCTGACATAACTAATTTTTCATTCCAAAAAAGATCTTTTGTTGAAACTTCTATATTGTAATGACTTTTTATGTATTGCGCTTGTTGATATGAAATTATTAATCCAATTCCACCAAAAAATAGTCCGAATACTAACATTAGTATTGATACTGGGAAAAACAGGTGTTCTAATATATCTCTCATTTATTGCTCCTTATTATTATAATATTCCACCAACTCCTCTACAGTTTCTTGATAATTTTCAATAAAATTTCTCAAATCATCAGGAGTGTCAAAAAATACTCGAGAGAATCCCCTGCCGTCAGGAATAATTGTTGAGCAAGCAAAAGATTTAGCTTTTTCGAGAGTTTCCAATAATTCACCTTTGCATCTAGGAAGATCCTTAAGTATTTTTATAATTTTGTTTATATCTTCTGCAAATTCATCTTGATATATGAAAGGCATAAAGTCAGCACTATGCAATTTCCAATCATAGTAGTCTTTACCAGAAAAACATTTTTTAAGCGGAATTGTTTTATTTTTCATTTTATTAAAGATAGAATTGAATCAAAGCGGCTATCTACTTGGTCTTTTACAAATTTAGCAGCTTTTGAATATGTTTTAAAGACAAATTTTTCTTTGTCATCTTGTAAAAATTCTGGGTATAAATGAGCTTGATTGTAATCAACTTTATCATAAAAGTTTCTAAACCCATTATAAATAATTAAGTCTTCTTGCATAGTTACTGATTTAATAATAATTTTTTTTATCAACCAGTTTTCAGTATCTTGCGTCCGACACGCTAAATATAAATAATCACCAATCTTATATTTTACTTTCATAAATTATCTTTTAATTAAAATAATAATCTGGAAGGGTCAAACATCCTTGCAGAAAATCATAAACTTTTTGATTTCTTCCTTCGATACTAGAATAGCCGTAAAGATTACATGAATCTCTGAATATTCTTCCATCATGAGGTACGCAAATTTCTCCTTCCATTATCGCTAGATCTGATTTATATTCTAAGTTTTCTGGTTCATTATCCAATAATAGCCTTAGTCCATCAGCCACTAACTCCATTCTTTCTTGATAATTAGAATCCCAATTACCCCTTAAATCTAGCATAAGGTGTCCAATCGCTGTTTTTAATTCTTCTGTGTTAAAATCTTTCATGATTATTTACATTTAATTGTTTCTGAATAATTTTTTGCTATGGCAATCAATTGATCCAAAAGATCTGGCTTACCAATTACGGATTTTTAACTTGCTCTTTCATTTACCCCCCATTTATTAATAAACATTTCTTTAGCCTCTTTATCATTCTCTAAGTAACTAAGAAAATCACTTACCTTACTTTTAATCTCATCCTCAACCCCAGCGTGATTGTGATAATCCTCTCTCCACCAGTCTTTGCCGTCACTAATCAAATAAGAGAAATTAGGTAGTCCAGAGCAATAAAGATAAATCAAGTGCTGGCTTGAGTCTAAGAATTTACCAAGCTCGTAGTTTCCAGTAAATTTAATGTCGTAGATAGTATCGCGTTTAATGACATCCGTGCGTCCGTAAAGAAGGAACTCTTGGTTGCCAATTTTAAGCTCTTTCTTGACTGATTGCTGCCAGAGTCCACCTTTAACAATATCTCCAATTTCAGTCATTGGGCTAACAAGCGGTAATACTTTATCTAGCGAACAATATCCGAAAACTTCATTCTCAAAATCAATTCCCCTCTGCATAGCCTCGTTAGGCTCAAACTTCTCTCTACTCAAAGTCTTCAAGAAGTCAGCCCTACTATCAGCAGGGCTTTTCCATTCGTCTTGAATGTAGTAGGCGTATGAATTAATTAAGCTAGGAGTTATAAGATATTTAGTCATAGTGCTATTCCTAGTAAAATTATTCCATCAATATCCTTGATTCTCTCATCTGTTGGATTGGTGATATCAACCGCATTGACAAGTTCCTCATTTAATTCGTTGGTTATCTCGTCATCATCTGAACCAAGAAATTTATTATTTGCAGTTAAATAATAATCAAATTTATCAGAAGTTAAATTATCGAATAAATGTATTGAACTGCCTTCATCGGAGCTAAGAATAACTATTAATTTCATACTATTTACCCTCCTTTTTAGTCTCTTCCTTCTCCGCCTTAACCTTAAACTCACTAGTCTTTTTATCAAACTCGCAACCAAGCTCTTCAACTTTAGCTTTTAAGAAAGCTACTTCCATTTGATAAGAAGACCAAAGTTTATCATGCTTGTTATAATGAGAATTATAATAACTGTTTAGCTGCTCTAAGTCTTTAATGTTAGCAACTTTAGTTTTTAACTCTTCAATCAAAGCGTCAAAACCTTTATTAGCCTCTTCTTCCTTAGAGTTTTTATCTTCCCATCTTTTCCAAATTACATCTGATAAAAATTTATTTTCAGTTGTGTTGGTTGGCACTTCAAGCACATCTTCTAAGCCTTCAAAGCGTTTTGCAAAAGTAAAGGTCTCATTCTTTTGGAAGTCTAAGAATCTTTGAACTTTACCTTTCTCATCCCTTCTTCTCAAAATTGCCACAAAATCCATTTGAGTTGGCAAGAAATTCTTGATAAAAGAACCTTCACAACGGATTTTAAGGCTTTCTACATCATTCTTCATTACTTCTTCTGTATGAGAAACAAATAGAATTGATAAGCCTTTATTTTTAAGAATAGTCCAAACATTCTTAAACTCGTTTCCAATTGCTGGAAATAGTTTTCTGCCATCTTTAGCAAGCTTTGGATCTTTGCTAATTACATAAGCTTTAATCTGGTCTGCCATTTCACCTAATGGGTCAACAACAATTGTTTTAAATTGCTTAATTTCTTTAGAATTAAGAAAGTCTAAGAAATCACCAAAATTTTTACATTGCATTGAGATTGTTTGCCATTGCTTAGAAACACGAGTAATTCCGTTTTCAAAGTCAATTAAAACTGGTTCAGGCGCAGATAAAGCAAGAGTTGTTTTGCCGTTGTTTGTATCGCCTAAAATCATTCCTTTGATTGTAGTTGCTGATTTTAATTCGCTTGGTTTTGTTAAAAATGTCATTTGTTTTCCCTATAATTCATTAATAATTTCATCACTTAGCCAATACTGCAAAGCGAGATAATCTGTGTTGTCTTCCATGCTACCCCTTTATTTTTAATATTCGCCTAACTTTCCGAGCATTAATCTTAGGATCTTTTAAAATCCCAATTTTAATATCAGTAGCAATTAGATTGTAAGCTCCTAAAAATTCATCAAGGCTAACCTTAGCTCCTTGAGTTTTTAGATAGCCTACTATTTTTACAACATCTTCGAGCTTGATCTGGTTAAACTCAAAGCAAGCGCAAGAGACGCTGGCTAATTTAATGTTAGTAGCTTTTGCAACATTAGTTTTACTTGATTTTATTTTTAGCAAAGTTTCTGTTAGCAATTCTCCAAACTGATTGTAAGGTCTTTTTTTACGCATTTGATTTGTTATTGATAAAAAGTTAATTAACGACACTCAATATAAAGATAAATTCTTATTAGTCAATAGATAATCTAAAAAATATTTGCATTTTATAAACCCTTGTGTTTACTTGCTCAAATACTTGTCAACTACTTTTTTTATAGAAAATGAATAAAGAATCTTTAACTAGAAAAAACTTTAAACCTGCTGATTTTTTTGTTTCAGATAAGGCGAAACAATTAAAAATTAATAACGAAACTGATAATCTCAACATCCTTACTTGCCTGAACAAGGTAGCTGATAAGCTGCAAGAAATTAGAGATAAAATCGGCGTACCAATTACAATCAATAGTGCTTATCGCTGCCCAGAAGTAAACAAAGCCGTTGGTGGTTCTGCTACAAGCTGGCATCAACAAGGTCTTGCTGCCGATATTAACGCCAAAGGTTACACTCAAGAGCAATTAGTCCGCTGGATCAAAGACCAGAAGATTAGTGTTGATAAATGCTTTGTTGAAAGAGGCTGTGTTCACCTGCAATTCAACTTGCATGATTCTAAAAATAGAAACTTCTTTGGTACTGCTGAACTTGTTAATGGCAAGTGGGTTGTTAATCAGCTTGCGTAATAGTTAGCTTACCCTCAAAGCAATAACCAGCCGCTTTCATTGCCGCTTCTATAAAAAGTAGCAACTCCTCCATATCCATTTCGCCCTCTCTTTCGACTCTTGTCTTAAAGCTTGAGCATGGGATTTGGTCTTCGAATATTATTGTTACTTTTTGCATTTATATTCCTTTTAAAAATTGATTGATTTGTTGTTGCAATCTTTCAGCAGTTTCTTTTGCCAAATCTTGTGGTGGGCAAAGTAAGCTTTTAGGTAGCTGCACAGCCTCCAATATCAACTCAAAGCAATATCCAGCCGCTTTCAAAGCTTCCTCTAAGAAAAGTAATAACTCCTCCATATCCATATTGATTCAATCAAATCAAAAGCCTCTTCAAATTCTTTATCCATTGTTTACTCCGTTAATAATTTGTTAATACTTATTTGCACGCTTTCCTCTTGTAGTTCAAGGGTTTCTTTCTCTAAATTCCAATCAATAAAACAATTTTTTACTTTTAAATTTATTAAATCATTTGAAGATTCAAAAGGGTTACGATTGGTTATGTTGCTAATAGCCAAAAGCACTCTATCAAGGGTAAGAGGTTTACCATACCACTCTGAAAGCTGCGCTAACATAACCGAAAAACCGCTAATATCTGTCGATGTCAAGCAAGCGTAATCTATATCTCCCTGATATGGCGTTGTTACATATGAATGTCCAGCAAATGAATATATCTCATCTCTGAAATCATCTTTTATTTTAACCAAAGATCCAATTTTAAATTTTTCTTTTTCCAAAGCTTCCTCATAACTACAGCCATGAATAGCCTCCAATATCAATCTACGATTCTCTTCCTGTATTTTTTGTAATGTCTGCTTACCAAACTTACCAGATTTAGCATGTTGTTGCATTATCTCTTCTTGTCTGTTTTCTTTAATCATAAGCTTTTAGTTGTTTGAGTTGTTCTGAAGCTGAATTTAATTCTAACAAATCTTCTATTTTAACTGCGTAAACTTTTTCTAAACCAATAAAATTTACTTCAAAATTTGTAAAAGTGCTAGAATTTGATTTATGATGATATAAACAGCAGCTTTTTACTCTTTTATTGTCTCGACAATAGGCTAACATTCTTTCAACTTTTGGAAAATCTAAAAGCAATTTATTGATCGCTTTAATTTCTCTTTTCTTCTCTTTCAATTTCTTAGCCAATAACCCCCTAAGAGATAAATATTGTTTTAGTGTTTTAATCATTCTCCTCCGTTAATCATGTTAATCAATGTTTCCCAAATTTCCCTTAGCTCTTCATAGTTATCCCCAATTTCTCTACCTTCCTGAAAATTATCTTTAAAATCAAAATAGAAAATTACCTTTTTTGGTTTAAATAAACCTTGCCAGATTTCTTCCTGAAAAATAGAGCCAATAAAAGCCGAATCTCTATCTAAAGCAAAATCTTTGTATTTAATAATCATTCTCCTCCGTTAATTGTTGTTCAAAACATTCCTCACAGCATTCCTTTCCGTCTAATTCAGCACAGTTGAAGTCGCCGTCTTTTTGGTTGTTGCAGATAGTGCAGATGTAGATACTCATTTCATTACCTCAAAAGAAATTACCCAAACCCAAGGATTAGCCTCAAACTTCTCTTCTGGTTTTTTGTGGGTTGCGTTCCAAGCGTGCTTAAATTCTTCGCCGTGAATATAGCAAAAATATTGAGAAAAACACGCATCAATTGGGCTTTTATCTTTTTTGCGCGGCAAACATGCGCAGCGGTCTAAATATTTACCCTCCTTAATCGCATCCTCCTCACTAATATCACCAAGCTTCTCAACCCTAATCTCTTTAATCAGCAGGGTTAGGCGTGAGTGTTCTTGCTTCATGTGTTGGGCTGGTTTCCATTTAGAAACTATGTTGGCTGGCGAATTGTCGGCTTTGTAAACCAAGCCATCGTCCCAAATCTCGAAAGTTTCTTTGCAAAAAATCTTTTGTCCTACTTGATAGGGGCATCTTTCGCGAGATGAATCTTTGTGCTTAATCACCTCCCTAAACATTGTTTTTGATCCGTTTAGAATGCTTTGCACTTCTTGTGCGTTAAATATTTTACCTTTCATTTCTGATTTATAATAAAGTTACTATGGTTTAGTCTTAATC